TTGGAATAACCTTCATCCACAAGCTTCTTAGTTGCTTTTCTTGCCATGAGATAAGTGTCACCTCTCCAATAAGGAAATGATTGTTTCGACACGCCCTTCAAGTCGATTCAGTCTGTCATTCATAGAACTGCCACCGTTAGGTTTTAGTTCATTTAAATAATGCTTTACTAGCCAGCGGATTGATCCCACAAAGCCAGTAACAATTGAAATAATTGCAACTGCGAGAGCCGCCCAGTTAAGGGCAGTCATTATTTCTGAATGCCTAAACCTAAGTCGTTAGGATTTAACCAACGAATTATCGGAGGCAGACAGGATGAAAGTCCAGCAGCGATTAACGCCTTTGGCTCTGTTACACCAGCTGCTGCTAATGAGAGAACTGCTACTAAAAATGCTCTAGCCCATGAGCCTGCTGCTGTTTTAAGGTCTTTCATTTGTTTGCTCCTAACATTGGGATGTCGAACCAACGACCATTCTGATCGCCTTCTTTAGTGAATGAAATATGGATGTGATGATCGTGGCGGTTAATCCCATCATAAGAACGCCAACTCCAAGATTTTTTAGCGGAAGCGATTTTGCCTGCATAGATGACGTAACTAATTCTCTTCTCACCTGACTTGGCGCATGAGCGTATTTGGTCGGCAAGATAAGCACCTGTGCTGGGGCGTGTGTCGAGATCCTTATCCACATCAATAGCCCTGACGTAGCCGTTAATCGGATCGGGATTGTGGTCACTTGGACGACTGGCGTGAGCGGCATCGCCTATCCAACCATCGCTCTTACGATCTCTATCCGGGAACGAATCATCGATCTGTTCACGAAGCTGTTGTCCAGCCTTACAAAGCAGGGGCTTCATAAATAATCACCACATGAGAAGGATTAGAACATTCCCATAAACAAGTCTGTTCATTAAGGATTGCTTCATCGTGACACTTGATTGGAATAAAAGCATCGAGTTCATCATCGAACATATAACCTACGCCTGCATAATTCTTACGGATGTTGCCATTGTAAGAAGTGCGCTTGCACACTTGGCCACGAAAGTTTGCATACCAAGTTTCAGGATCAAGTCCTTCAATTAGTTCTGTTTCTTCAATGCCTTTGATAACTTCTGTGACGATGTTATCTTTTAAGAATGCGTAGTGTGCCATTACCAGTTCACCAATCCTGTGCCTGCTGTGAATTGATAGACACGATAGCCAGCGCGTGTTGGTTCTGTGTAAGTTAAACCGCTACCAATTGTTAAAGCTTTGAATGTATCTGGGTAAGCAATGATTACAATTCCTGATCCACCATTACCACCAGAACCAGTTGCAGATGAACCGCCTGCGCCACCACCGCCTGTGTTGGCTGTTCCTGCACCACCTGAACCTAATACTGTGGCTGAACCGCCACCACCTGCTCCACCTGCGCCAGCAGTACCTATGTAGCCTGAACCGCCACCACCACCGCCGTAATAAGTTGTAGTTCCGTTAATTCCGTTAGTAACTCCAGAACCACCAGTACCGCCAAAGGCGTTAGCACCATTCTGACCAGCAGCACCTGCGCCACCACCAGAACCACCGCCGCCCGTTCCAGAAGTTGATGATTGCCATCCCCTGCCGCCTGCGTAACCTTGACCGCTTGTAGCAGTTCCAGCAGTATTGATTAAATTACCTGCACCGCTACCTGAAGTACCACCAGCACCACCGCCCGAACCGCCGTTTTTACCATTTGAACCTGCTGCACTTCCAGTTCCGCCGCCACCACCACCGCCTGTGGATGTAACTGTTGAAAGAACGCTATTACTGCCGTTAGTTCCTGCTTGATCTCCTGAATAAGTAGTTGATCCTGCTCCGCCTGCGCCTACTGTTACTGTGTAATTAGTTGCTGGGCTAACAGCTAAAGCTGACTCCAAACCACCACCGCCACCTGTATTGGCTACAGTTGATCGCAACCCACCTGCTCCAGCTCCACCTGCGTAGTACCACGATCCACCACCACCACCGCCTGCTACAACTAAGTAATCAATTGTTGATGGCGCAACCGCAGCAGGTGTTGCATTAAGAGAACAGACTAAGTTACCAATCATTATCCGATTGCTCCGACTACATACCAAGCGTCTGTGCCTGTTTTAATGCAAGCTGCTGACTTGTATTGTGCAATGGTTGGAGAAGCAGGCGCAGCTCCTGCTGAAAGAATAGTTGTAGTTCCAGATGAGACTGCTGAGATCGTGCAAAGTCCTGCGCCAATGTTAAGAACTGTAATCACAGTTCCAATTGGGTGTGCTACAGATGCGTTAGTTGGAATTTTGATTGCGTTAGCAGAAGCGTTACTTTGAGTAATAAGCACTTGATATGAATCAGTCAATGCTGTTGTGTAAGTCGTGCCTGTCTGGGCATTGGTTGTAAATGCCACTAAGCCGTTAAACATAGCAGCCGACAGAACATCTCCTGTTATGGCTGGGAATCCTGTTGCCATTGTATTCTCCTAGTAAGTCATTATAGATTGGTCGATTATACCGTAAGTCGAGTTTCCTATGATGAATGCCTCGATGATCGGCTCGCTTGTGGTGAAGCTAGTACGCCAGTCTGTTGGCGTAATTTCATGGGCTACACCGACTACTTCTAAAGTCTTCTCGATGTAGGTAGTACCTTGCTGGACATTCTTAATCTTAACCACATTGAAGTAATCCAGACTGAGGGCTGCTGTTATTCCAGCATTGTAGTTCGGGGTACAAAGGTCAAGGGTAAGGTTGTCAATTCTAAGTGTTGTATCCTTGCGAGTTGCCACATAAGCCCTAGCGATGTTTAAGGCTTCTGCATCGGTCTGGACAATTAAATTAGACTGGTTCATGCTGTGTGGAAAGTAGGCGGCAATCGATGTGGCATCTGTTGCGCTTTGCGTAGTGCCACCAATCATAGTGATATTGGCCTGGTTAATGACTAGCTTGTCATCTAAGGCTGTGGTTATATTAAAGTAACCAATTCCTGTTCCATCATTGGCAAAATAAGTTACTGCGCCGCCAGCCATCTTCTGCAAATTAGTGCGGCTCTTAAATATAGCGTTACCTTCTGGTGAGATAAAGAATGCGCCCTGCTCGCTAAACTCTGCATTCTTCATTGCCTGCAAGGATGTTCGAGCAGTAGCAGGATCAGCCTGGACTAAGGAATCGCCAGTATCTAAAGTCCTCATTGTTGCAGGCCATGAGATTTGGCTCAAGATATTGCCTATGCGAGTGCCAGTAGCCTGACCAGCAGAAGTACCAGAAACTGTTGTTACATTGGCTAGGTTAAATAATCTAAAAGCATCAGTACATTTAATCTCAACATAACCTAATTCTTGATCCTTTGGATAGGTATAGTTGTAGGCAGATGTATATCCGCTAAATAAGAAGTATGAGTTGCTGTTATAGGTGGCAGACACACGCACTTTACGGTTTGGCAATAGTTTGCCAGTATAAGGACTTAAAGTGTTATCAGGATTCCAATCACCGTTTTGGTCATAGAGTCTAATTGTGGCTTGACCAGCTTCAAACTGATCTTGTAAAAGGTTGTAGCCGCCACTAATAGATATTCTTCCTACTAAATCTGATACATCTACCGTCAATGATGATGAACTAGAACTGCCTAAAGTGCCAGTTCCAAGAATGCCATTAGCAGGATCGCCAATAGTAAAGGGATAACCAAAGGTAGCACCGTCACTAAAATCAACAATGACTTGGACAGTTATTGGATAAGTCATGCGATATACGAACTGCTCACACGATTAACAGTTGGTGAGATTCCTGATGCGGATTGGTTTTGAATGACATCGATGAGTCCTGCTACTGCTGGGTTAATTTGAATGTTTACGCTTGGTGCGGATGCCCCAGAAAAATTAAATCCTCTAGTGCCTGATATACCTGGAATATCACCTGGGGCGTAATTCATTGTTGGAGTTGGATTAATTGTGTAAGGTTGCGATGTGTCCATGCCCATGACTGCTGCTGTTGAAGAATTTGATATGGCGGCAGCTTGAAAAGAATTACCAATAATTGTTTGGAAATTACCCCATTGCGCAAGAGATGCTTCCATTGCTTTAGTCATTGCATTTGTGGCTGCTGCTGCATTTAAGGCAGACAAGGCTTGAATAGCCAAAGCACCATCAGAGTTGTTAATCGCAATAAGGCCTTTAACTCTGGCTTCTTCTTCTTTTGTAAGAACGCCATTAAGTGCTGCTTGTAATTCAATGCCTGTTAGATCAAACATCCGCTTTAGTTCTGCTAGGGCTTTTTCTCCGGCAGTCATTTTTAGTTTTTCTAATGTATTAGCATTGTCAATCTTTTTCAAATCATTTTGCTGCTTTTGAATTTTAAGAGCATCAGCATTGATTTTGTCTATCTGCTTGCGTTCGCCTGGAGATTGTGCTGGTTTTGCTTTTTGTGATTTACCAAATCTGGAAAGTAAACCAATGCCTGAAAATTGAGTTCCAGCAGCAAGAACATCTGCAATAAAGTTAGCACCAGGCAATGACTTAATTTTGGCTGTAAGAACTCCTATGCCATAGATTGCATTACCAATTTGAGTAGCAAAGCCTTCCATTGCTGTGGCTGCTCCACCGATTCCATCTTTGCCTGCAATCATTTGCATTGAGTCAAGCAAATCTTTGCCGATAATCTCTTTAGCATTTTGAGAAGCAACAGTTAGTTTGGCTATTGATCCTGAGTAACCTTCGGCAGCAGCTAATGCTTGACCTTTGAACTTGTCTGTAAGTTGTCCAAGAATGACATCCATGTCACCCGTTTTAAGAGTGGCTTTATCAAGCCCTGCACCAAGACGGCTAAGTGCTGTTGTCTGACCGCCATAAGCCTTTGCAAGTGCCATAGACACAGCACTTAAGTCTTTGCCTGTGCCTGCCGCTATATCTAGGGCTAGGGCTAAGCCATCTTGTGACTTTTTAACGTCTCCTGTGGCTGTTAGAAGGGTTCTAAAGGCTGGTCTAAGATTGTCATCAAGAACACCTGTAGCACGTTGTAAGTCTGCAATAAAATTTTCTACACCAACAGCAGCAAAAGCATTGCCTGTATTGGCTAAGGCTAATGCTAATGATCGAGCAGCCTTTTCATCTTCTGCAAATGCTTTAACAGATGCTTTACCAAATGCTAAAACTTTAGATGCAGCAAATACACTGGCAAGTTGCTTGCCTAATTTCGCAACTGACTTTTCTAGCTTCTGAGCATCGTTAGTTGCCTTCTTAAAAGCAGGGTTGCCTGTGTATTGCGTTGCAATATCTATGACTACATTTGCCATTATCGCTTCCCTACTGTGGCGTTAAAAGTCTTGCCTGCATTATCTATTGCTTTAAGAACTGCCTTAGTAGCATTGCCATAATCGTTTTCAAAAGCACGAAAGATTAGGCGACCACGATCTTTGCCAGAACCTTCTAAATTACCCATAGCCTCTGCAAAGTTAGGACGTGATGAAGGTTTAATACCTGGAGCGCGGCGGCCTGCTGTTTCATATATTGCACCAGCTGCTGACATGTTGCGAATTTGTGCCAATGATGTAAAGCCTCTGCGATTAGGCTTGGACGGTGTTGTCTTATACCCAATGCCGCGCTTGACAAGTTGAGCATTAAATATAGGAAACTTGCCACCTTCTCTAGCCCAATTACTTAAAGGCGATTCTGTGACAAATCCTTTAGCTTCTTTTACAATAGGCTTCAGGGCGTTAGCAATTTCTTTTTGTGTTTCTTTGCCTAAGTCTGGAGCAAAGTTACGAAGTGCCTTGCGAAGTTCAACGCCGCCTCTGACGGTTGCTGGCATCTTTCATCTCCTTCGCATCATCCTGTAGAACTTTAATTAAGTTCCTTAGCATCACTTCATCTAGTTCTAATATGTGTTGTGGCGCGATCCCGAGTCTGACACTTAATTTAGCAATCAGATAGGTGATCGAGTCGCGCCCTAAGCCAAAGGGTCATCATCTAATACCTCAACCGAAGTTAAGGTTTCAATGAATTGCTCTCCGAATGGCTTAACAGTTTCACCCGAACGGCGGATACATTCCCAAGCAAGCCAGAAGATATCGCTCTGCTTCTGATCCTCAATAAACGCTTTGTGAAAGCCCTTTTTAGCGTAAATCTCAAAACCATATTGCACCAATGGAGTGATTGGGTATTCCCCAACTTGTCCATCTGCCCTTGTTACTTTTAACTTTGCCATGCTTTGCCCCTTAGTTTGTTATTAGGAAGTTGTAATTACTACTGTGCCAGATACATTCCATGTAACTGACTGTGAGCCTAGATCGCCAACTGCGCCGTTAATATCGGTTGTGCCATTGACCAGGCATGTCATTGTGTAAAGTGGATTTGTTGCTGATGTAGCTGCTGAAGTCTGCTTCAATGTTACAGCTACATTTGTTCCCCATGCGGCCTGAAGTGTCGCAAGAACATTTGCTGCTGCTGTGTCATTTAGGAAATCAATAGTTACAGAAGATGCTTCTAGGCCTTTTACCATTTTGTGACCTGAGTCGCCCATTGCTGTGACTTCAAGTTCATCAAAGTTTCTGTTAAGAGTTACTGCTGTAACATGGTCAGAAAG